AAGGTGGAAGCCCAAAACAAGAATCCATCACCTTCAGCTACGAAGTTGATTTGCAAATTGAATTATGCAGGGGTCCGATTGATGGCATTGGAAGAGTCTGGGCCAATGATCAACTGTTTTACGATTTTGCAAACCCACCACATGCAAAAGGCATCAACGCAAAAATCTATTTCGGCACCACAGACCAAAAGCCTGACCCAACCATTGAGGCTGACAAAGGCGTGGGCAATGTCCCAGCCTATCGCGGCACAGCCTACATCATAATTCGGAAGCTGGATTTAACACCATTCAATAATGGAATTCCAACACTGCATTTTGAAGTCCATGCGAATGGCGATCCAACCATCCCTGTCATTGAATTGGCTGACGATCCGGTTAATGGTGGGTCGGGTCGTGTGGCTATTGACCCAGACACAGGATTGATTTGGGCAACACGCACAGGAACAGACAAGGTTGATGTGTACCAATGCAATAATGGCCTGACAAGAATCTGTTCACACGATGTAATCAGAGCACATGGTATTTCTTACATGCCAGCATTCGTAGCGACCAGTGTGGACTTTCTTGGCACCATCACCACTGGGACCATTGGCCCGAAAATGTGGGTTGCCACAAATACGCCGGATGGATTGGGTGGCGAAGTTGTGGCCCTTGCCACTGATGCTTCGTGCCGTGTGCTTGAAACCGTGCTCGCTCCATTCAATGACGCATTTACCTGTTGGCCTGGTCAAGTCATTGTTGACGTAAGTTCAATACCTCTCAGAGCGACACAGATTGGGCCTGGCCCGACACTTTACATTGGGATAACGAACGGGGCGTGTAGCGGCATTCAACTCCATGGGCTGAATACTTTAACAGTTACTATTGGCATTCCCCTCCCAGCTGATTCTCTGGCCCCTTGGAATCAATTGAATGGGGCATTTGTCGCTGATTGGGTCGCCACGGATACTGGAATTGCTGCCGTGGATTCTAATGGCCTATTGTTTATCTTTGAAAATGGCGTCATTGTTGCCAACGCAATCGGGCTTGCAAGTTTTAGCGATCTTGGGCATTCCATCACCTGGGATCCAGAAGAGGGACGGTTATATACGAAGATTGAGTTTTCCCTATCTACCGATGGCCGCATTGCTAAGTGGGACAAAGACTTAAATAAAATTTGGGAATTTGATTTTAAGATTGATGGTGATGCCTACAGTCCGACGCGGGTTCGTTACCATCAAGGCGTGGGCGATGTGTGGGCCGTAGGTACAGCAACAGGACCAATCATCAAGGCCAAGCGAATCAACAAAGAGTCAGGAGGATTTGAAGCCGTATTCGAGATTGCAAATTTCGGTTTCTTGGATGACTTCCAACCCTTTCCTGGTGCGCCATTTGCTGTTGGCGTTAAGTCCTCTAACCCAGGAGCGTTGGTGAAATTCCCACTGGGTCAAGGTGGCTTGGCTTTGGCACCATCACTAGCGCAAGTCGTGACTGATATTGTGGAGCTATCCGACTCACTCACCGCTTCCGATATTGATGTTTCCCTATTGGCACCATTCACCGTGCGGGGCTATTCCATAAGCAAGAGGCAACCTGTTCGTGCAGCCTTGCAACCTCTCATGCAAGCTTATTTTTTCGATGCTGTGGAATCCGATGACGTAATCAAGTTTGTCCCAAGAGGAGCTGCCCCTGTTGCCACAATTCCATCCGGCGATATGAATGCGAGAAGAAACGATCGTTCGCCAGGCACACCACTTGAGCAAGTTCGGACCCAAGAGAATGAACTACCCACCAGTCTGGATTTGCGATTCATCAGCCATGATACCGACTTCAAGATTGGAGTGGTGCAAGCCCGAAGATTGATTACAGAGTCACAACAAATACGAACTGTCGACATGCCGATTGTTTATACATCCACGGAAGCCCGTTCCATTGTCGATGTCTTGATCCACAACATTTGGTTCGAGCGCACGAAGAAAACCTTCACCTTGTCGAAACGATATTTCGCCTTGGAACCCACTGACATCGTGACAATCACTTCACCGGATCAAGGTCCAATCAATGTACGCCTGAACCAAGTCGCAATGAGTCTTCCCAATATTTTGGATATTGATTCTTCCGAGGAAGACATCAGCGTCTACGCTGGATTCATTTCACCAGGGGCCGTAGGCTTGCAACCCCAGCCTGGCTTGCTCACTACCGCGCCTGTGGTTCTGATAATTATGGACACATCAACACTTCGTGACATAGATAACAACACGGGTCTTTACGTTGTGGCTTATGCCATTGGTGGGCCATATGATGTATCGTCTGTCCTGCAATCACCAGATGGGATTACCTACGGAGCAGGCGCCTTGCTACAGAACGAAGGAGATGTTGGATTTGCTGAAAGTCAACTAACCTGGGAAGGGTCTTTCTCATGACTGGCTTGCCTTCGTGGATGGTCTTTGACCAAGACCACACCATCGACATTCGCATGTTTACAGGCACACCACCAAGCACAGCTGCCAATGATTTGGCAGTATTGAATGGGGCCAATGTTGCCCTGCTTGGAAGTGAGATTATCCAATGGGTCACGAGCACAGATTTAGGGAACAACATTTACCGACTCAGCAGGTTATTGAGAGGAAGACTTGGAACCGAACTGAACATGGATTCCCACAGTGTCAACGAAAACTTTGTGATACTAGATCCCGCTTCGGTGCGGCGAGTGGTGCAAGCAACCAACGATACAGGCGTAGAAAGATTCTTTAAGATTATCGGATCAGGCTTGCCAGTCTATGCAGCAGTGGTGACTCCTTTTGTGAACACGGGCAACAGCCAGAAACCTTGGAAGCCAGCCATCATAAGAAGCACGAGGGACGGACCAGGAGAAGTTACCATCACGTTTCATAGACGGTCCCGCATTGATTATGAATGGCGAGATTTTGTCGATGTCCCGCTTGGTCAAGAGCAAGAATCTTACGAGATGGACATACTGGACGCACCAGGGGGGACCGTCCTTGACACCTTGCAAAGCACCACAGAAGAATTCATCATTTCTGTTGCACTTCAATCTTCGCTTTTCGGAGGAAACGAAAGTCAAATTGACGTAGTCATTTACCAAATGAGCAACCTGGTCGGTAGGGGTTTTCCCGCTACTGCGGTTGTGTAGGAGCTGAACGATGCCACAAAGCCCCATACTTATTATTGACCATGTAGAACAAGGTCAGTCACAAAAAGAAGTCACCGTCAACGAAGCCACAAATATTCTGGAAAGGAAGATCACCACCGTTGCCGATATTGATGTAGCTGGTGGGCCGATTGATGTTGACCTGACTGACGATCAAGTGCGGGACATGCGCTTGGAATTTTCTGGTGTGCTTACCGGAGATGTCACCATCACCGTACCAGCTCGCAACATGCTTTACATGCTGAAGAACATCACCACGGGAGCATTCGTTCTTGATTTTGAAGTGATTGGAGGAGGCGGGGCCAATATTATTCTGGACAGAGATTATGCTTATTGGGTCTGGTGTGATGGGGTCGACATCGTTGACTTAACGCATGAATTATTTGACCACGTTACTGATGTTGCTACCACCTATCAAGCTTTAGTGAATGACCGGAAGATCAATGCCGATGCAGCGGGCGGGGTCTTCACCATCACCCTTCCACAAGCCGCACCTGGAAAGGTCGTTTTGATTACAAGGGTTTCAGCTTCCAATACTGTAACCATTGCAAGAGGTGGGTCCGACACCATCAATGGTTCGGCATCCAGTGTGACCATTGCAACGCAGTGGCAAGCAATACAATTCGTGGGTGAAAGTGCAACCAATTGGCTGGCGCACAGACTGACTGTTGCCTAGCTTTAACCGAAGGGGGAAGACATGAAACAAATGATTGAACTGCTACTGATTTTGACCGTTTTAGTATTTGGATTTTCGTCATTGGCCATGGCTCAAGCACCACCACAAGAAGCCTTACCAGGCTGCGCGTTGGCATGGTTGGCACCAATGATTGAAGACCTTCCAAACAATCCAGGGACGCAAATTTCGCAATGGGAACATGCTGGCGATCATAAAGGTTTTGTATTCAACACCCGCAAAGACGATCAGCATGTTTGGGATAAATTACTTGAACAAAAAATTGAAGATCCAAGCTTGCTGCTAGTGGATTGTCCCACCATTGGCGTGGAGGATTTAGGAACCTACAGCGTGGGAATTGGTGCTGAAGATCATTCCTTGAACCTCTCAACAATAGCCTGGATCACGTTCAATATTATTGCACCAGACACGACTTCACTTGCACCATTGGCAGAAATTTGTATGAACGGATCTTTGAATGGTCAACCAGTCCAGACTTGTCAACGGCCTGGGACACCATAGGTTTTCGTAGCTCTTGAAAGGGGCAACGTCAA